ATTCGCCAAAATTTGAAGCAGCTTTTAACAAAGTCTTAAAAGTAGCAGAACTCGAAGGACCAGCAAGGGGCAAGCTGGCCTTTCGAGATGCTATGCTAGAGCTAGGACACGAAGAAAGAGTTAGAAATCTTTACCGAGTACAAGACAAGCTTTCTAAGCAAGCTAAGTTCTTCGTACCGAACAAGCCTCAAGAGCAGTACCTAAAAGTTAAGTCTGCTAGAAACATCATCTTAAAGTGCCGACAGGTAGGCTTTACCACGTTGAACTGCATCCGTGCTCTAGACTATGCTCTCTGGGAAAGCAACATGCGAACCGGCATCCTTTGCCACAAGAACACGGTCGTAAAAACTATCTTTAATGACATCACGAAATTTTGCTACAACTGGTTCGTCAGAGATTGGGGGCATCTCTACAAGCCAGTTGAAAAGTCTGACTCTTCTTCTTCTTTATCTTTTGCTTCAGATGGCCTTGGACGTCCTCTAGAATCCTCAATCCTTGTCCTGCATGACTTCAGAGGAAAAACGATTCATTTCATGCATGTCTCTGAAGCATCTCGGCTTGACAAAGACCGCCTAGTAGGCTCTTTAAACGGAGTCCCTGACAACGGCGAGATTACCCTAGAAAGCACAGCAGCTGGAAGAGCTGGAGAATTTTACCGCCTGTGGCAAGGCTGGAGAACTAAAAAGGAGTCGGCAGCTTACCGTGGCTTCTTCGTTCCTTGGTACGTTCATTACCCTGAGAACTTAGAAGACTGGGACTTCCCTGCCGACGGAACTTTCACTAGCAAAGAAAGAACTATACTCGAAGCTTATCCTGACAAAGTAACCCCAGGACACATCTTCTGGAGACGTTGGTGCATCGAAGCTAAGTGCGGAGGAGACGAAGAGACCTTTGAGAACGAATATCCCACGAACGACTTAGACTGCTTCCTGACCGGCGACGCTAACGTGTTCTCAAGCAGCATCTTAAAGATGCAAGACAAGTATACCAAGCAGCCAACTTTCGTTGGCCACCTGATAAGCCATGGCAAGATCATGGAAATTCATGAGGACCCTAAAGGCAGTATCAGCGTCTGGGAAGAGCCAGAGCCAGGAAGAGTTTATGTTATCGGGGCTGACCCAAGCGGAGGAGTAGGTCAAGACAACGGAGCTGCTTACGTAAAGGACACCAAGTCTGGAAAGCTAGTAGCCCGCCTGTGGGGTGACCTGATCCCGTCCGACTTTGCAAAGGAACTTTTCAAGCTTGCAAGGTACTACAACAATGCTTGGGTCTGTGTTGAAGCTAACAACCACGGGCACGTTGTTTTACACGTGCTAAAAGAGATGGAGTACCGCAACCTATATAAGCGGTCATGTGTAGACGAGATGACTAACAAGCCGACGAAAAAGCTAGGCTTCTTAACGACGAACCAAAGCAAGATTTTAGTAACTGAGAAGCTAAAGATAGCAGCTAGAGACGGAAAGATAGTAATCTTAGACGCTGACCTGATCTCAGAGATGTCTACTTTTATCCAGATATCTTCTAAGACTGGCAGCTCTGTACGCAGAGAAGCTACAGCTGACTCACATGACGACTTAGTTATAGCAGCAGCTTTAACAGAAGAGATGGCTTCAGCAAGAAACTGGGACACGAGCAAAGAAGCTATCCCTGAATATTTTGAACATAGTGTAGACCCTGACACTGGCTTTATAATAAGGTAGGGAGCAAACGAGTGCAAAATCCTTTTGACAGAGACGAAGACAAACTAGACGACAAAGACCCTAAGCGACATGCTATCAAGGTCGTGCGCTCGTTTATGTTTAAAAGCAAAGAGTACCGAGAGCCTCACCTTGACTTAGCAGTCAAGTCTAGAGAGCTATATGAAAACTGGAGCAACGCAGGCAGGTCTCTAGTCCAGCGAGCTAACTTAAAGCTTCCTTTTGGCTTTACTATTATTGAAACACAAACCCCTCAAATTGTAGACGCTTTCTTTAAAGGGGGCAACGTCATACAGTTTAGGGGGCAAGGTGCTGAAGACTCTGCATGGGAAGACAGCTTAACCGACTTTCACCACCACCAGTTTGAAGAGATGGGCTTCCAAACTAAGACCGCTAACTTTATCAAAGCTATGCTCTTAGACGGCTTAGCAGTAGCTAAAGTCCCTTACCGGTATAAAGAGATTCAAACTCTGCGCAGAGTAACCCAGCAAGACCCTATTACCGGCGACTCAGTTTCTACTAAGATGCCTTATACTGAAGTTTGCTTTGACGGACCTGATCTCGAAATGGTTCCTCTCTACGACTTCTTTCCTGACTGGACTGTAAAGAGACCAGGCGACATAGAAGCTATGCGAGGCTGTGTCCACAGAACCTTTAAGAGCTTAACTACTTTGAAGAACAACCCTAACTACACTAACACTAAAGAGATTGTAACTAGCTCTGGCATAAAAGGCAACGAAGCCTGGTCTAAGCCTTACTACAACGACGAGCACCAAGCCTCGTTTAACCGCCTGAACGACAACAAAGATAACATCAAAGAAGAAGGTGACGTAGAGGTCTGGGAATACTGGGGCCTGTTTGACCCTAAGAACGATGGCAAGTTTGAGGAATACTTGATCGTGATAGCTAACGGAGACGTAGTTCTTCGTATGGAACCTAACTTCTATGACTACAAGTTTAAGCCTTTCGTAGCTTGTCCTAACTACTCTAGAGAGACTGAGTTCTATGGGATTCCCGAACTACTCGCTGTACGCTCGCTTATCAAAGAAGCTAACACTCTTAGAAATGCCAGACTTGACAACATCAACCTTTCTGTAAACCCTATGTGGATTGCAGACCGAGCAGCAGGCATAAATACTAAAAGCTTGTTCTCTAGACCTAACGGCGTCATCTGGACTAACGACATTAACGGCATCAAGCCCATGCCCCCTCTAGACCCTTCTATTGGCTCTAGAGAAGAGATGGCTTTCATCCAAGGCGACATCCAAAATGCTACAGCTCTTGTAAACGCTGCCCCTATAGCTTCAAGCTTAGGCAAGCAGTTTGGCCGTTCTGCTACCGGCGTAAACTTTATCCAGAGCTTTGCTAGCTCTAGAATCTCTCTTAAGGCTAGAACGCTGTCTGAGATGTATTTTAAGAAGGTAGCTAAGATAATGCTGCTGACTAACCGGCAATTTGTTACAGAAGAGAAGTGGATACGGGTGCTAGACCCTAACTCCCCTAACCCTTTTGTAAGCTTGCCCCCAGATGCTTTCTTTAGATCATATGACTTTATAGTAGAAACTGCTGTTGACACTGGAGGGCCTGAGGGGCAAATGCAGAAGATTCAGACAGTTTCTCAAATTTTACAGGCAGTAGAGGCTTCTCAGCCAGGCACTATCAAAAGTGACGTTCTTATGGAAGCTATGCTTAGACCTTTGCTAGGCAGACAGGTTAAACGCTTTGTAAACACGCCTGAAGAGAGACAAGCTATGCAAGCTCAGCAGCTAGCTGCTCAGCAAGCTGTAAATGCCGCACAGGGAGCTGGAGCTATGCAGCCTAACGCTGAAGCAGGGGCAGAGGCTCCTAGCGGTCCTATGGACGTTCTAGCAGGACTATTGCCAGGGGGCAATTAAATATGGTGTTATATGAAAATGAAAAGCTAAGGCTCTGGAACCCAGAGACCGGAGAGCTAGACGACCGGAAAGAGCTAGAAGAGTCCGAGCGGGCAAGGATAGTCAAAGAAGGCATCGACGTCCAGGCTATGAAGCAGTCAGAAGGCTGGAAGCTGGTAGAAGCATTGCTATCTACAACCTGCCTAGACTTAAAAGAAAAGCTCGCATACGAGCAAGATTTTGCAAAGCTAAGACGGCTTCAAGAAGCAGTCAAGGCTTACCAAAATGTTCTGAATTTTGTAGACTTCAAAGTCTCAGAAGGCAGAGCAACACAAGAACAACAGTCCCCTGAAGAGGGTTAAACTGAAAGGAAACTATGTCAGACGAGAAAATTGACGAACAGTCAACCTCAACCGAAGTAGAACTAGAACAGACCCCTGAGCAGTCTTCTCAAGGAGAATCTGATATCCCACAGAAGTTCGTAGGCAAAAGTGCTATTGATGTAATTCAGGCTTACAAAGAGCTGGAGAAAGATCGTGGCAGGCTTGCACAACAACTAGGGGATTCACGCAAAGACAAAGAAGGGCTTGAAGCTAGGTATCGGCAGTCAGAAAGCGAAAGAATGGCTGCTTATAACGAAGTCAAAGTTCCTAAACAGGTTACACTTCAAGACGACGAGGACCCTATTTCTGCGTTTGACAGTAAGTTTGAAACTGATCCTAAAGAAGCTATCAGAGATGCTATTAAATCGGTCTCTAAAAGCTTCAAAGACCAGGACTTCAAAAAGAGCATGAGCGAAGCTACTGCTTACTACCAACAGCAAAAACAGAGCAATCCAGACTACGCTAGAAGAGAACCTATAATGCAGCAGCTTGCACTCGAACTAAAAGACCTCGTGAAGCCTGAGCATTTAGCCTCTGTAAAGGTGCTACAAGCTCTGGACATGATGTCCCGTGGTTTTGACATAGAACACTATAGCAAACAAGCTGTTGAACGTTCACAAAAAGAAGGTCTTTCTGTGAAGAACGAAAAACGACATGCTCAGTCTGAGTCAGCAAGTTCCCAAGGGGACAACTCCGTAAAGTTTTCAGCTCTGTCTTTAGCAGACATGGCGAAGGCTCTTGGAAGGTCTGACGACTAAGCTAAGCCAGCCCAGCTTCTCCTCGAGAGGTACTCGTCGAAGAATAGGGCTGTCTAACGAAGGAGATATATGGCTAATATTGATTCTAAAATAACTACAAATGCAGCAAACCTGCATCTGTACTATGAGAAAAAACTACTTTCTACGTTGGAGCCACGTCTTGTGCTTCAGCCTCTAGGAAAGAAACAAAAACTACCTAAAGGACTAGGAGATACTGTCAAGTGGCTAAGATATGCTGCTATTAATGCCAATACCGCCCCAATTGCTACTGAAGGAACTCCTCCAGACTCGATTGCTTTTACTACAAGCAACGTGACGGCAACTGTTTTGCAATATGGCCAATTTGCAAGGATTTCAGACCTGTTGTCTGACGTTGCTATTGACCCTGTTTTAGAAAACTTGTCTGAGCGTTTTGGGATTGCAGCAGCTAAGACTATCGAACAGCTTATTGTTAACGAGTTAGATGCTACAGCAAGTGTTCAATTTATTAATAACAAAGATGCTGCAACTCTTGTTGCCGGTGACGAACTGGACCACAAGGAACTTGTAGAAGCTATGATTCGTCAAAAGGCTGACTTTATTGGCCCTCATGAGTCTGGAAGCTACGTTGCTGTGCTCCACCCTAAGGCTGAGTACGACATCATGACAGACGTGCAAGCAGGAAGCATGTTAGACCTGAGAAAGTATACTGACCCAAAAAATATGCTTAACGGCGAAATTGGGAAAATGTATGGTATGCGCTTTTTAGTCTCTGACAAAATGACTAATGTTGCGGCAAACAGTCCAAACGTTGCTTATATTAATGCTGCTTATGTTATCGGCGAAGAAGCCTTTGGCGTAGTAGAGCTTGACGGCAACTCTGTGAAAATGATCAACAAAAAGCATGGCTCTGGAGGAACTTCTGATCCTTTAGACCAAATTGCGACTGTTGGCTATAAGATTCATGGCTTTGCTGCTAAGTATCTAGAGCTGCCTGTGGGTGGTGTAAAATCTAAACGAGTGATTGTAATTAAAGGACTTTCGTCCATATAAGCTTAGGAGGGGAGAGCAGCTTAGCTGCTTTCCCTTACTTCTAAGAAACGAGCACAGCGAGTTTGTATACCTTAACCGCAAAAGTGAACTGTATGTTATTATTTGATTTTCAAAGCAAGCTACGAAAGCTAGACCCAAGACTTTACGTCAAAACCGATAAGTGTGTAGTTCGAGAAAACAGCTTAAAACACACCGGCTTGTACTACAAAGCAGAGCGAAGAACTCAGATGAACGTAGACTCTGACAGCTATGGACAGGTAAGTCCTGAACATGTTAAGTATTTACAGGCTTTAGAGCGAGGCGAGCTAGACGCATTTATATGTGGGATTTGTCTTGACATTATCCCAGAATATGATATATTTAACTTAGAGTATACTAGACTAGCTATTCCTGGATGGAGAACCATAGCCTTAAGGATAGTAGAAGCTAAAGCAGCTAAGCTAGATCAAGTTAGAAAAGCTTTTGAGTGCTCTAGCCTAGGTGAAACAGACTATGACAAAAAGAGCTTTTTTCAAAAACTTGAATTTGCAAAGAGGTTAGCTCATGCCTAGCATCACAGCAGGATTTACAGGTAACGAAGTTGTAGCAAGAGTAGTACAATACATAGGCAACTCTAGCTCTACCTTTCAAACCTTTGTGCAAGAAAGCGTTCCCTTAGCTATCTTCAGATTTTGCAAAATGCACGACTGGTCTTTCTTACATAAGTCTGGCTTAAGCCTTCAGCTTTCTTTAGGCGTTGCTGAATATGACCTTACCGTAGCAAACATAGGCTTTAACATGGATGCCTCCGAAGTTGAAATAGTCCGAGATGAGACAAACAATACTGTCCTTAGAAAAATAGACCTCCAGCAAATCAGACGTTTTGATGCAGACAACAACGATGGCTCAGCTACTGAGCTACCCTTAGCCTGGGCTGCTGTCAGCAACAACAAGATTCGCATCTGGCCTCCTTCGGTTCAAGCTATAGTTTTAAAGATTGACGGAAAGATTACTCCTAATGTTCCCCTTACTACTAGCATGACTGCCTTTCTTAGCGACTCTGCTTCTGGGAGCATCCCTTATAAGTTTCAAGAAGGACTAATAGAATATATTATAGCTATTGCCTTAGACAGAGAGAACGACGACAGAGCACCTGGAAAGATGCAAGCAGCTCAAGCTCTTATCAGAGCAGACATCTTAGCAGACATGGCTAGCTTAGGGGACACTGATAACCCTAGAATTAAGTCATTGCAAGAAGCAAACATTGACGGGCTAAGTACCCGACTGGTTCCAGGCTTTAACTATGGGGACTAAGAACTACATAGCTGACCTTGAGTATTCAGAGTCTAAAGGCTTAGACACTACTTCGCCTACTACTTTGATGTCTCCTGGCTATGTCAGAGAAGCTTTAAATGCTAACCTAGGAAGTACCGGCGGCTACTTTAAAAGAGATGGCTTTACTCCAGTCTTAGCTACTCCAGTCCCAGCTACAGTAGTTCTTGGCAACAGCGTAGGCTTTAACATTCGACAAGGTATTGAGTTTAAGAATAGCCTTGGGGACAAGCAAACTTTGCTATTTGCTACACAAAACCTCTCTGCTCAGACTAATGCCTTTTTAGGTAAAGTTGTAACAGTAGGCCCAGTCACTTCAGTAACCTCAGTCATCACAGGCTTTGGGGACAACGGCAGGCCCGCCTTTGCTCAAGTGCTAGACTCTCTCTTTGTGTTTGACAGTTCTTTCTACCTTGCCCCTCAAGCCTATGAGATCAAGCTAGCTAACACGTCTAGAACTTTAGGGATTGCTTTTCCAACCTCAGCACCTACCGCTGTAGTTTCTGCAGGAGGAGACTTAAACGAAGGCGACTATCTATATGCTTATACTTATGCTTACTATTTAAACAACACACTTATTGCAGAAAGCAGCCCTTCTGACATCTCTGCTACAGTGTCTACTACATCTGTGAATAAGACGGTAACTTTGGCTCTTGTAGCTATTCCTACTTATGGTGCTGCAAACAAAGTACATCTTGTTGAAAAAGTAAGAATATGGCGTACAGTAGTAAACGGGAACATCTTGTTTCTCTTAGATGAGCAGCTTGCTAATGGTATCGTATATGTTGATACCAGTTCTGACGACTCTTTGCTTTCAGAGCAAATGCCAGAAGACAACTCTCAGCTTAGCGACTACGCAGCAGAAGGCTTTGACCAGCCTAGGTTTCCTGTAGTAGCTAGAAACAGACTTTTAGTCTTTCACAAGACTCAGAACAGAGGCAGGTTTTCCAAGCTGGGTCCGAACGGACCCCTGCCAGAAAGCTTTCCTGTAGCTAACGAATTTTCAGTTGAGGGGCAATATGGGTCTGCTGACGCTGTAGTCGGAGCAGGTTCTATTAAAGGCGTTCCTATCATCTTAAAAGAGAGAAGCATCGGCAAGCTAGAAGAGATCGGTCTTCCAGACCTTGGCAACAACGAAGACTCAGTAGCTTTTATGTACCGAGAGATCGGCGAGAACGTAGGGGCAGTATCTCACTCAGCTCAGACCATGGTCCTAGACGAGTTAGTCTTCTTAGGCAGAGACAACATCTATGCTACGAACGGCGAAGCCTTTAGACCTATAGCAACTTCTATCCAAGCTACTATCAAAGCTTGCGACTTTAACCCCGCTAAGACCCCTAAGATTAGCTGTGTCAACGACTCTAAGAACAAGCGAATCTACATGCAGGTATTTGCAAATACTTCTGACAGCGAGCCTAGCTTAACTTTCGTAGGGGACTACCAGCAGTATCCAAACTTTCGCTGGACTACTTATGGCTCAGGTCCAGACTCTGCTAGTCATCCAGGCTTAAAAGCTGGCTGCTTCTTCCAGTCTGAAGCTACTCTTGATGGAGGCTTAGACATCTACTTTGGGAACACCGGCAAAAACGGGCAGTATTACAAGATGAACCAGGGGACCAGCGACAACTCGCTACCTATCTACTTTAAAGTCGTCTCTAGACCTTATATGCTAAGCAACCCTATGGTCCAGAAGCTTTACAAGAACGCTAAAATCTTTGTGCAAGCAGTAGACGACACTTATGACTTTGAGTTCTGCGCTATCTTTGACTTAAGCATTGAAGAAGAAAAATGCCAAGACTTTAGTATTTTAGGAATAGGCACAACTTGGGACAACTATGACTGGGCACCCGACGCAGTTGACCCAGAACTTATCTGGTCAGGGCCAGCTTTGTCAGAGCTTACTTATGACCCGCACCGCAAAGCTAAAACTATGCAGCTAGTATTTAAACAGACAACTATTGATGCACCTATTACTCTCCTTGGTTGGGGCGTAGCAGGCAGCATCTTTTCAGGAATATAAGGAGTTTTATGATCACAGCACAACCTTCAGGAGCAATGTCACACTTATATGAGGCATCTCTTTCAGCAGCAGCTACAGTTTTTGTTGGCAAAGGAAACCTATATGGCTTCTTAGTCGAGAACAACGGAGCTACAGACATCTTTCTTTCTGTCTATGACGAATTGCTAGCTAACGTAACTTTGGGAACGACTGCTCCAGCCTTTACGGTCAAAGTCCCAGCTAGTGCTGCCTTTGGCAAAGATGCTATCGAAATTTCTTACCGCTACTTCAGCAAAGGCTGTGTAGTAGCTGCTGTTACAACGAGAAATGGAAATAACTTAGTAGCATCTGCTGCTAGCTGTCAGTTCTGGAGCAAGAGCAACGAGTACTAG